GGCAATGTCAGGAAAAAATTGATGTATTAAAAAATGATAAAGCAGAGGTTGCCGAAGCGCAAGAAGAACATAACAGTTATAAATGGAAACAAATTGAACCATTGCTATTTCAAGCAATTGAAAAATACCATATCAGTTATAATGTTGAAGCAAATAAGTTTGTTTACTGCATGGATATGAGCGATGGCAAAGGCGACATTATGAATCCTACATTTAGAACATTTGATGGCAGTAGAATTAGTGCAGTTATAAGCAAGATGATTGGGCGTTATCTTTTTAATGATATAAACATTCCAATTCAAAAAGCATTTATTACAAAAAACAAAACACACTATCAAGAAACAGCAAGTTTTTTATACACTAAATGGCACATGGAAAAAGTTTATAACAAAGCAAAAATTATCAGCACATTTTGGCTTGAGCCTATATTTGGTCAAGCATACAATCCCGACTTTGATTTGTTAATGTATTGCATTGGTGGTGGCAAGCAAGAGAATATTGATCATCTTGAACAGTGGCCTGTTTACAAATACATGTATCCAGAGCGTGTGGCAAATACTCCCAATTTAGATTGTGGTGGTAAACCAGGCGGAAATGGTAAAGGGCGATATGGCGAACTAGGCAGAACAATTTTTACGCCCAACTGCATTGTGCCGGCAGCGGCCAAAGAACTAAACGATGGCTTTAATGCGTCATGGGAACTGGCCACTATCTTACTGTTTGATGAGCCATCAGAAAAAGAACTACCAGCAGGCAAAATGAAACAGGCCACTGGTGGAGAAGAACAGCGTGTAGAACGCAAGGGTGTAGATGCTTACACAGCAGATAGAAACTACAGCATGTTGGCACTTAGCAATAACAGTTATGGTGTGTTCAAACTCAGCGGCACTGGAACAGGTGGTGAGGATCGTCGCTTTAGTGTAATGAATACCAATATTGTTATGATTGATGAAATTATGGCCCGTGAGAACTGTTCTAAAGATCAGGCAGGAGTCAGAGCAAATGAAATTGCTCAATTGGTTAAGAATAGAACTGAAGTTGCTAAATGGATGGGGGCAATGATTTTAAAACATGGAATTGCACAAATGCCCATATTAAAACCCCTGCATGGGGCAGACTATCGTCAACGCTTTGAGGATCAAAAGAGCACATTAGATAACATCTTTGATCAGTTACTGCCGGTGTTCAAGCAATGTGAAGTTATCAGTGTGAAAATAATACAGGACATTGTGGGCATTTTAACTGAAAGCAAAACTGCTCCAAATGCCAAAACAATGAAAAAGAATTGGAAGGACTATTTGAGCCGCAATAAGATTGCTGTCAAAGAAGCCCCACAGCAACACATTGATGTGACAATGACAGCCCTGGGTACCACACATGTGGTTGGCACTCATCAGAGCTATGCTTTTAGGATTGATAGTGCAACTGGCGCAGTTGCAAAACAATTTGATTGGGGCCTGGTTGCTGATGCAGTACCCAGTAAGGACTTTAAAAAGGAAGATATGAAGTTCCAATTATAATGTAGCATGTGTAGCAAGTGTAGGAAAATTGTGAATGCTACAGTGTAAAAATTTAATGATTTTTAGCAATTGCTACAGTTAAGATTCTCCTACACTTCCTACACTGCTACACAAAAAACGGTCTAAACAGCATTAGCGGTATAACAAATAACGGTTTTGCTTGTGTAGCAGTTGTGTAGGAAGTGTAGCAAAACAGTAAAAACAGTAAAAATACCCAAAAAGGAAACAAAATGATAGAATACCCAATGAGCAACAGAGACGCCATGAGAAGTGTTATGGTTCGTGTGCCAGCCGCTGAAGTGAGGTTTGTTGACCCTATGCTGGATCAGTTCTTTGCAGATGAACGGGCAGGACTGTGTGTAGTAGAAGTAAAACGGCTAGCTCCAACCGCCATGCCTGCAGATGTGCAACATTCAGTGCGTGTGAGTTATGCTGATCCAGAACTTGAAATGATCAGGAGACTGAGTTGTTGATAAGTAAACAATGAGCAAAACCGCGATTAAAACTGGCCCTACTGCTTTGCGTCAAATAGAAATCCTGGGCAATGTCACAAACATTGAATGGATACCTGAACGCATGATGAGCCATGCGTTTGGTGAACAAGACCTGGCACATAGAGAAATTAGAATACAAGACCAACTGCGAGGCATTCAATGTTTGGACACAGTACTGCATGAGATTTTTCATGTGTGTAGTGATTTACTGCATTTAGAATTGACAGAACATCAAGTTCACAATTTGGGCATGGCATGGGCACAGATATTTTCAGCCAACCCAGATATGCTGGCGTGGATTAAAGAAAGGACACAGGAAGAAAATGCTAGAAGAATCAAACAATAAACCATATAATAAACCTGGCCCTCAAACTGGCCACTGGGCTGAAATCGTAAAGATGGGTATTGTAATTGGCCGTAACAAGACAGCAGTGCCACCAGATGAAGTAGAGCATCAAGCCAGCTTGGGCTGTACTGACAGCGAGATAGCCAAATACTTTGGAGTCAAAGATGATACACTTAGACGCCATTTTACGGATTATCTAATAAAAGGTCGTCACAACCTAAAGACCAGTCTGCGTCAAGCACAACTGCGTGTGGCCTTAGATGGCAACCCCACCATGCTGATATGGCTGGGTAAGAATGTGTTGAATCAAAATGACAACGGCACCACCAGTGATGATCGTAGACCATTACCCTGGAGCGACACCATGGATGATGAAGTCTTGGACGATGACGATGTAGAAACAGTAGAGAATGAACATGTTGATTCATCAGCAGGATGATTATGAACTGCGTGTGAGTCTAGCATGGCTCAGCCCTGAAGAACTGCATCTTAAAATTACTACCACAATACTAGATAGTGTGTCACAGAATCGCAGTTACTTCATCACACCTGAACAGGCCATGCTGATTGCTGATCATATCAACGATGTGTTATGCCGTTAAGTGAGAAGCAACAACTGATAGCAGACTGTGACACAAGATTCCGTGTGATCTTAGCAGGGCGTCGTGGAGGCAAGACCTTTTTAATGATGCGTGAAGCATGCCGCTTTGCGTCAAAGCCTGACAGCATAGTCTGGATGTTGGCCAACTCAAGACAGCAAATCAAAAGTCTGTGCTGGTCAAAATTAAAAAAGAAACTCAACAGTCTCAATTGGATCCTGGATACCAATGAAAGTGAACTCACAATTCGTCTTGTGAACAACAGTCAGATATGTCTTAAGAGTGCAGAGCAAGGAGATAACCTGCGTGGTGAAAGTTTAGATGCTATCCTGATAGACGAGTTCTGCGACATTGACCTCGATGAAATATGGCACCAAATTTTACGGCCAAGTCTGAGCGATAAAAAAGGCTCAGCCATGTTCTGTGGCACACCCAAGGCAGGCAATCAAGCCGCAAGAGATTTATATGATAACCATCTAACTAAAAAGAACTGGGCCTCATTCTCCTACACAACTGAGCAAGGTGGCTTTGTGGATGCAGAAGAAATTGCACAGGCCAGAGAAGACCTAAGCCCAAAAGTGTTTAGTCAAGAGTATTTGGCCAACTGGGAGAACTTTGCTGGCATTATCTTTGCAGACTTTGGTGAGCACAATATTCAACCAGTAAGAAAGCCTAGCGAGCATGAAGTAATTCATGTGGGATACGATATGAATGTGACTCCACTTTGTGCCATACTAGGCAGACAAACTCGAACAGGTTTAGAAATGTTTGACGAGATCATATTAGAGAATTCAAACACAAATGAAATGGTAGATGAGATACGCAATCGTTATCCCAGGAATCCTATTACCATAATGCCGGATCCTTCAGGAGTGCAAAGAAAAACAAGTGCTAATGGCAACACAGACATAAAGATCCTGGAGATGGCAGGCTTTACCACAAGGTATCATCGTAGTCATCCTCTGGTGCGCGATCGTATCAATGCCTGTAATAGTTTATTTTTTAAGAGACCAGATGGAAGCACAAGATTCACAATAGATCCGTCATGCAAGAAAACTATTGCTTGTCTCAAGAATTGGTCATACAAAACAGGCACCATGATCCCAGACAAGAGTTCGGGATTTGACCATGCGGCGGATGCTATCGGCTATTTGATTGAGTTCTTATTCCCAATCAACAAACCTGTGCCTGTCCAGGCACCGCAACGCTTTGGCCACAGAGTTGGCTAAATAAACTAACACATTAAGGAGCCTGTTCACATGGCTGAGTTACAAACATACCAAAATGCCTATCTGCAGGCAACTGCAGGCAACACCACTTACAGCCGCAATCAACAGCGTTGGAAGTTCCTGCTTGATAGTTTCACAGGCGGACAGGCCTATCGCGAAGGTGCTTACCTACAGCGTTACGCATTAGAAAGCGATAGAGAATATGCCGCCCGTTTGAATAACACCCCATTAGATAATCAATGCCGGAGTTTAATTTCACTGTATACCTCCTTCTTATTTAGAACTGAACCCACACGAGACTTTGGTGTGTTAGAAGATTCAGACGCCATTGAAGCCATAGTAGAAGACGCTGACCTAGATGGTCGCAACATGAATGCATTCATGAAAGATGTAGCACAGTGGGCCGCAGTTTTTGGCAATGTGTGGATTGCAGTGGCCAAACCCAACATGGGTGCTGTCACTGTAGCAGATGAACAGGCCATGGGTGTTAGACCATATCTAAGTCTTTACCTGCCGCTTGCGGTTACAGACTGGCGTTGGGCTAGACAACCCAATGGTGGCTACCAATTGGAATACATCAAATATGTGGAAGAAGTCAACGGCACTGAAACTGTTGTCAAAGAGTGGACATACGACACCATTACAACTTACAATCTAGATACACGACAAGAGCGTGTGATAGACATGACAGTGGAAACAAATGGTCTAGGCTATCTACCTTTTGTTTGCGCCTATGCTGAACGCAGTCCTGTGCGTGGCTTGGGCAATAGCCTTATTGATGACATCGCTGATCAACAGCGTATGATTTACAATGAGTTAGCAGAGGTATTCGATTCAATTCGCCTGGATACGCATCCAAGTTTGGTGGCAACGGCTGGGACCAACGCTCAAGGTGCCTCAGCTGGTCAGGTTATCACAATGGAAGAGAACTTGGATCCTGCCTTGAAGCCTTATGTGTTGAACTTCCAAGGTGGACAAATTAGTGCCATTTATGACAGCATCAATAATCGTCGCAAGATGATTGATGGTATGGGTAATGTGGGTGCTGTTCGTTCAACTGAAACTACTGCCATGTCAGGCATTGCAATTGAGACGGAGTTCCAATTGTTAAACGCAAGACTCAGTAGTATTGGAGATAATCTCGAACTTGCGGAAGAGAACATTTGGAGTATCATTTATGAATACATGGGTTATGAATGGGATGGCCGTATTGATTATCCTGATAATTTTGCTTTACACAACACCGACAATGAATTAGATCAATTGATGAAGATGAAGGCTCTGACCACAATGCCAGAACTGCAAACAGCCATTGACAACAGAATTGCTGAAACACTGGACATTGAACGAGATCAAGGCCTACAATTAGAAATGACGCATACTGTGACTTCAGCAGACGACCGTCTGAGTCATATTCAAGAAATGATTATGGAAGGCTATGAGGACAGTGAGATATTAGACATCCATCCTGAGATAAGCCAAGCTC